ACAGATAAAGTTTATAATAAAGCTATAGATGATATGATAAAAGATAAAGACAGATGAAAAAAGGACCTTTTAAAATGAAAAGTTCACCAGCTAAATTTTTCAGCAAGACTAAAATTAAAGATGTTGATAAATCTAAAAGAAAAGATAAAACTAAAATAACTGGAGATAAAAGTTTCAGTTTTTCTTTATTCAACTTTGGTAGAAGAAATTAAAAATGGGATTTAAACTAGGTAAGAATAGAGGTAACTATGCTACTGGCGGTGTTATCAAAACAAAAATGCGTTTTGGTAAGCAAGCTGGTGGAGAAGGATCTATACCTGGTACACCAATTATTAGAGTACCATTAGCAGAAGGTGTCATGGGTGAAGCTAATATGGATGGATCTATCTATATTAATGAATTAATAGAACCTGGTAGTTTTCAAGACAAGCAAACTATTAATCACGAAATGAGACATGCTACTGATATGAGAATTGGTAAATTAGAATATAGTGATTATCATGTTAAGTATAATGGTGATACTTTTCCAAGAGAAACAATTGATGGAAAAGATATGATACATATAAATGGAGAATGGAAAGAAGCTGGTAGTCATGATTTTCCTTGGGAAATGGATGCAAATAACGGACATAAATAATGAGTGTATTAAAAACAATAGATAACGTGCCATTGTTCAATAGCCAAAGCTCAGCTGAGTTATGGGGTAAACAATACGGACTAAGTGGATACCACACACACGTAATAGAAGAAGGTGTGTATAAAGGACAAACTGGATTTATGGCAGGAAGTAACCATATGGAAGCTGTTGCAGCTTGGAATAGTGGTACTGTTGCACAAGTAGTGCAAGCTCCCGCAGCAACAATAGAGTTAACACCAACGCCACCAGCAACAACTATGATTGGAGGTCGTTCTAGTGGAGGATCTAGTGGAGGCTCTGGTGGTGGTGGAGGAGGATATTAAAAATTAAATTATGTTAGGAAAAATATTTTCAGGTGGAGCAGCAGATCTTGTTAAAGGTGTAGGTGGAGTTATAGATAACCTACATACATCTCAAGAAGAAAAGCTTGAAGCAGAAAGAAAAATAAAAGAATTAGTTGCTAACTACCAAATAGAAATGGAAAAAAACATTACTAGTCGGTGGGAAGCAGATTTAAAATCAGACTCATGGCTTAGTAAAAATGTGAGACCATTAGTATTGATTTTTTTAATAATATGTACTATGTTGTTAATTTTTATAGACGCAGGTACAATAAATTTTGAAGTTAAATCCTCATGGGTTGACTTATTACAACTAGTATTAATAACCGTGATCGGGGCTTATTTTGGCGGACGATCACTAGAAAAAGTAAAAAAATAAAATTATGGGATATTTTACAGTAACAGTAGAACCAACAATGGTTGCAAGTAAACAGCACACCGCTGCATTTAGTGCAAAAGATCTGCTTTTTGATTGGACGTCTTTTGATGTTCCTAGAGGAGCAAATAAATTAATTGATGTAGCTCTTGTACTTAGAGGAACAGACGGGGTATATCAAGAAAAAGATACAGTTTTATATTTTGCAAAATCAAAAGATAGTGGTGTTACAGCACCTACTACGTTAGGAACTGTAAACGCTACAGCTAATGGAGTTGGGTATTTTGACCATGTAATTGGTGCTGTGCAAATTATGACTACTGACTTTAAAGAAGGACTTGATTCTTTATCAGTTGCTACTCTTGGACATGGAGCAGCATCAAATCACGCTCCAAGTCTTGTTTTAGAAGGAGAACCAGAAAGCGGTACAAATGTTGGTTATGATACATTATACATAGCTTCTACTTGTGGAGCTTTAGATTTTAGATCAGGTATGCAAGTAAATGAATCTAACTTTGGGGCTGGAACTCAAACAACAATTACGGTAGACGGTGTAGATGCTAGATTAGCTTTTGCTCCAGGAGACGTAATTCACGCGCATGATGATGCTGTTTTAGGTACAGTAAAAAGTATTACAGACGAAAATACAATCGTTTTAACTGCGGCCAACACGGCGGCTATAGAAGACGATGATTTTTTATATAACATTACTCCTGTCAAAGTAATACTTTGTTTTGATAACGGAAAATAAAAATAAATTAAATTAACTTAAATTAAATAAAATGGCAACAAGTAAAACAAAGGGCACTAATGCAAAAATTAAAGAACTTAAAGGTATTAAACCTGAAAAAATAACTGAAGAGCAGTTAAAGAAAGTTCAAAGTACTGTAAACAATATTAATAGATCTCAATTAGAAATAGGTATGTTTGAAATAAAAAAACATGAAATGATGCACGCTATAACTGCACTGAGAGATAAATTAACTATGTTACAACTTGAGTTTGAAAAAGAATACGGTACTTTTGATATCGATATAACTAACGGTACAATAAACTATCCAGAAAATGGCGAAGCTGATAAGAAAGATTAGTATCGGTAAAGATTATAAAAATGACGCTATGCACTATGCCGTGGGGCAAGAAGTGTATGGTGGTCATACTATATGCGATATTGTAGAAGAAGACGATAAGTATTCTGTTTATATTAAAAAAAATAAAGACGTTCTTGCTTGGAAAGACTTTAACAAAAACATGGCAGTATCTGTAGAGTATAATCTAGAGTACTAATGAAAAGCGTTTACAACTTTGTTGTAAGGCCAAAAGGAGAAAGATATAATAATACTAAAAAACTAGATGGCGGAGAGTTAATTCTTAATACAGAGATTTTTAACCATCAATATGTTAATAGAGAAGCTGTTGTTATATCAACTCCAATTATTGGTAATACAAATATAAAACCAGGAGATACAGTTATAATACATCACAATGTTTTTCGTAGATGGCATAACGTTAAAGGCATTGAAAAAAATAGTAGATCTTATTTTAATGAGTCTACATATTTTATAAATCATGATCAAATTTTTTTATACAAAAGAGATGATGAGTGGAAAGCTCCAAAAGGTTATTGTTTTATAAAACCTTTAAAAGCTATAGATCAGTTTAATACTGAATGTGAAAAACCTTTACAAGGTATTGTTAAGTATTCAGACGGTACAGTAAAAGTTAAAGATTTAATAGGTTATAAACCAAAAACTGAATCTGAATTTATAGTAGATGGTGAAAGACTATATCGAGTTTTATCAAATTTAATTACAATCAAATATGAATATCAAGGAGACGAAGAAGAATATAATCCAAGCTGGACACAAGGCAGTTGAAGAGCTGATTAAAGTAGCAAAAGAAGCAATCGTTGATTCAGACGATGATATATCAGCAGATAGATTAAAGAACGCCGCAGCTACTAAAAAATTAGCTATATTTGACGCATTTGAAATACTCAATAGAATACAAGAAGAAGAAAACCTTTTGGAAGGTAAAACGTCTGAAAAAAAGAAAGAAAGAGTATTCAAAGGATTTGCAGAAGGAAGATCTAAGTAATGTACGAACAAACTTTATATAAAATAATCGAACCTGTTAAGAAAACTACAATAAGTAGACTTAACAAGGGTAAAAAATGGAAATATGGATATGATAAAGAGCATGATATTGTGGTTATCTCTAAAACGGGAAAAATTGGTAAAATCTATGAAATCCAAGGTTTGCGAATTGGCTTGCCGTTGGAACCAAAAGGAGTGTACGTGCACCCCAAAAATAAATGGGTAAAACAAAAGTATCCTGAAGAGTTAAATAAAATAAAAAATATATTTGATTGGAGATCTTACCCAGAAGAACAAAAAGATCAATGGTTCGATTATATAGACGAAGAGTTTAAAAGAAGAGATGAAGGTTTTTGGTTTATGAATAATAATAAACCAACTTATATAGTAGGTGCGCATTATATGTATTTACAATGGAGCAAAATAGATGTTGGAGCTCCAGACTTTAGAGAATCAAATAGATTATTCTTTTTGTTTTGGGAGGCTTGTAAAGCAGATAAACGATGTTATGGTATTTGTTATTTAAAGAACAGGCGTTCAGGCTTTTCGTTTATGTCATCTGCAGAAACAGTTAATTTAGCTACTTTAGCAAGTGATAGTAGATATGGTATCTTATCTAAAACAGGTGCAGATGCCAAGAAGATGTTTACTGACAAAGTAGTTCCTATAAGTATAAACTACCCTTTCTTTTTTAAACCGATACAAGATGGTATGGATAGGCCAAAATCAGAATTAGCCTATAGAGTACCAGCAAGTAAGTTTACAAGAAAGAAAATTACAACTAACGAAAAACTTGAAGATATACAGGGGTTAGATACAACTATAGACTGGAAAAATACTGGAGATAATAGTTATGATGGTGAAAAGTTAAATTTATTAGTACACGATGAAAGTGGTAAATGGGAAAGACCTGATAATATTTTAAATAACTGGAGAGTTACAAAAACATGTTTACGATTAGGTAGTAGAATAGTTGGTAAATGTATGATGGGCTCAACTTCAAATGCTTTAGATAAAGGTGGAGAAAATTTTAAAAAACTATACAATGCCTCAGATGTCACAAAAAGAAATAGAAATGGTCAGACAAAGTCTGGACTATACTCTCTTTTTATCCCAATGGAATGGAACTACGAAGGATTTATTGACGAGTATGGAATTCCAGTCTTTAATACTCCTGATATCGACAGACTTGCGCCAGACGGTGAACTAATAGATGTAGGTGTAATAGATAGTTGGCAAAACGAAGCTGATGGTTTAAAAGACGATCAAGATGCTTTAAATGAGTTTTACCGCCAATTTCCAAGAACAACGGAGCATGCTTTCCGTGATGAAACTAAAAATAGTATATTTAACTTATTAAAAATATACGAGCAGATAGATTATAACGAAGAAATGTCTAGAACATTAGGACTTACAACTGGTAACTTTCAATGGGTTAATGGTGTTAAAGATTCTCAAGTTATATTTTATCCAGATGCAAAAGGAAGATTTAAAGTTAGTTGGGTACCATCTCAACAACTACAGAATAGAGTGGTATTAAAAAATGGTATAAAATACCCTGGTAACGAACACATGGGAGCATTTGGTTGTGACTCTTATGATATATCAGGGACCGTAGATGGACAAGGATCAAAAGGAGCTTTGCACGGCTTAACCAGGTTTAGTATGGAGGACGCTCCTGCGAATAGTTTCTTTTTAGAATACTTATCAAGACCACCTACGGCTGAAATATTTTTTGAAGATGTTTTAATGGCATTAGTGTTTTATGGTATGCCAATACTCGCAGAAAATAATAAACCTAGATTACTGTACTATTTAAGAAGAAGAGGATATAGAGGATTTTCTATGAATAGACCAGATAAAATATGGAATAAATTATCTGTAGCAGAAAAAGAAGTCGGTGGTATACCTAACTCTAGTGAAGATATAAAACAAGCTCATGCAGCTGCAATTGAAATGTATATACAAGATCACGTTGGCATGAGACAAGACGGAACATTTGGAGACCTATATTTTAATGAATTATTAAATGATTGGAGTAGGTTTGACATAAATAAAAGAACAAAGTTTGATGCGTCTATAAGTTCTGGTTTAGCTATTATGGCTAACAATAGGCATTTATACGCACCAAACGCTAAGGTTGAAAAACCTAAACTAAATATAAACATCTCTAAGTATAGTAATACTGGGAGTAATTCACAAATAATCAAATAATAAATATGGCAGAGTCTGGCATTAAAAGTTATTTTCCAAAACAAACCGTAAGCGATGCTGAAAAGCTAAGCTACGATTATGGTTTGAAAGTAGGTAAAGCTATAGAACAAGAGTGGTTCAATAATGATAGAAGTACTAGTAAATATAGATCTAATCAAACCAATTTTCACGATTTAAGATTGTACGCTAGAGGCGAGCAGTCTATACAAAAATATAAGGATGAGTTATCTATAAACGGTGATTTGTCCTATTTAAATTTAGACTGGAAGCCTGTTCCAATTATATCTAAATTTGTTGACATAGTTGTTAATGGTATTGCAGAAAGAACTTACGATATAAAAGCTTATTCTCAAGATCCCTTTGGTATGAAACAAAGAACAGATTATGCAGAGGCAATGATGGCAGATATAAGAATGAGGGATTTTGATACTTACGCTGCTGGATTTGGTATAGATTTAACTGAAAGTAATGTAGATGATATGCCCGAAACTACTGAAGAGGCTGAGTTACATATGCAGTTAACATATAAGCAAGCTATTGAAATTGCTGAAGAACAAGCGTTAAACGTATTATTTGAAGGTAGTAATTATGAATTAATAAAGAAAAGGTTTTATTACGATCTTACTGTTCTTGGTATTGGAGCTGTTAAAACTTCTTTTAATACATCTGAAGGTGTTGTTATAGATTATGTTGATCCTGCTAATTTAGTTTATTCTTATACTGATTCACCTTATTTTGATGATATATATTATGTTGGAGAAATTAAATCTATTCCAATAAATGAGTTAGCAAAACAATTTCCTCATTTAACAGAAAGTGATCTTGACGATATAATAAAAAACAAATCTTACAACAAAGATAATTACAATACAAGGTATTCTGTAGATAAAGAAGATAATAACACTATACAGGTTTTATACTTTAACTATAAAACTTATATGAATGAAGTATATAAAGTAAAAGAAACAGCTACTGGTGCTGATAAAATTATACCTAAAGATGACTCGTTTAATCCACCGCAAGATAAAGAAGGTGGATATAGTAGAATGTTAAGATCTATAGAAACACTTTATGATGGAGTTATGGTATTAGGTAGTAATAAACTACTTAAATGGGAAATGTCAAAAAATATGATGCGTCCTAAAAGTGATTTTACTAAAGTTAAAATGAACTATTCTATAGTAGCACCTAGAATGTATAACGGTAAAATTGATTCGTTAGTAAAACGTATAACAGGTTTTGCTGATATGATACAGTTAACACATTTAAAACTTCAACAAGTATTATCTCGTATGGTTCCTGATGGTGTTTATCTAGACGCTGATGGTTTAGCTGAAGTAGACTTAGGTAATGGAACTAACTATAATCCACAAGAAGCTTTAAACATGTTTTTCCAAACAGGATCTGTTATTGGTAGAAGTTTTACTTCTGATGGTGATATGAACCCAGGTAAAATACCTATTCAAGAAATAACATCTGGTTCTGGTGGTAGTAAAATGCAAGCTTTAATAGGTAACTATAACTACTATATGCAAATGATTAGAGATGTAACCGGATTAAACGAAGCTAGAGATGGTAGTACTCCAGATAAAAACGCTTTAGTTGGTGTACAAAAAATAGCAGCAGCAAATTCAAATACAGCTACTAGACATATATTACAAGCTGGATTATTTTTAACAGCAGAAACAGCTGAGTGTTTATCACTTAGAATATCTGATATTATAGAATACTCTCCTACAAAAGATGCTTTCATGCAGTCTATTGGTGGTCATAATATGGCTACGTTAGAAGAAATAAGTAATTTACATTTATATGATTTTGGTATATTTATTGATTTAACACCAGATGATGAAGAAAAAGCTAAATTAGAAAATAATATTCAAATGGCTTTACAGCAGCAAAGTATAGAGTTAGAAGATGCTATTGATATAAGAGAAATAAAAAATGTAAAACTTTCAAATCAATTATTAAAAATAAGAAGATCTAGAAAGCAGCAAAGAGATAGAGAGATGCAAATGGAAAATATCCAAGCTCAAACACAATCTAATACTCAAGCGGCGCAAGCTGCTACTCAAGCTGAAATAGAAAAAGATCAAGCTTTAACACAAACAAAGGTTCAGTTAGAGCAATTAAAATCTCAATTAGAGTCTCAAAAACTATCACAAGAAGCACAGCTTAAAAAAGAATTAATGGAACTTGAGTTTCAATATAACATGCAACTTAAAGGTGTTGAAGTTGATGGGATAAAAGAAAGAGAAAAACAAAAAGAAGATAGAAAAGACGAAAGAACAAAAATTCAAGCATCTCAACAAAGTGAAATGATTGAACAAAGAAAAAGTGGAAAACCACCTAAAAACTTTGAATCTGCTGGTAATGATATATTAAGTGGAGGATTTGATTTAGGATCGTTTGAACCTAGTTAAAATTTATTAATTATTATTATATTATATTATGGAAGAAAAAGATGAACAAGTAGTTGAAGAAACTACACAAGAAACAACTGAACAAGTTGATGAAAGTAAATTTGAATCTGCAGGTAACGATAATGTTATAAAAGTAGATATGAGTAAACCACCAATACCAAAAGAAAATGAAACTAAAGAAGATAACGCTGACGACAGCGGAGTGGTTGCAGAGTCTGAAAATGCCGAGCCCACACAAGAACAAGAAGAAATACAACCGGAAGCACAAGCACAAGAAACTCCAGTATTAGAAGAAATTACTGAAGATTCTACTGAAGAAGAAGTTGCAGAAGCAGAAGAGCAAATTGAAGAAGCTATTGCTGAAGCTGAAGCTACTGGAAAACCAATACCAGAAAATATTCAAAAGTTAATGGACTTTATGGAAGATACTGGTGGAGATTTAAATGACTATGTTAAACTTAATCAAGATTATTCAAAGTTAGATGATAAAAATCTATTATATGAATTTTATAAGCAGACAAAACCTCATTTAAATAATGAAGAAATTAACTTCCTTATGGAAGATACATTCTCTTACGACGAAGAAGTTGATGATGAAAGAGATGTAAGAAGAAAAAAATTAGCGCTTAAAGAGCAAGTTGCCAGCGCTAAAAGCCATCTGGACGGGCAAAAGTCCAAATACTATGAAGATATTAAAGCTGGAAGTAAACTTACAACAGAACAACAGAAAGCTGTAGATTTCTTTAATAGATATAACAAGGAGTCAGAAGAGACTCAAAAAACAGTTAAAAGAAACTCTGATATTTTTACACAAAAAACCGAGCAGGTTTTTAACGACAAGTTCAAAGGTTTTGAATATAACGTCGGTGATAAAAAATATAGGTTTAATGTAAACAATGCTGAAGAGATTAAAAATACTCAAAGCGATATAAGCAATTTTACCAAAAAGTTTTTGGATAAGAAAAATGCTTTAACAGACGCTAAAGGTTATCATAAATCTCTATATACAGCTATGAACGCAGACGCTGTTGCAAAACATTTTTATGAACAAGGAAAAGCTGATGCTATGAAAAATAGTGTTGCTAAAGCCAAAAACGTTAACATGGATCCAAGACAAAGTCATGGTGAAATTAAAGCGGGTGGTTTAAAGTTTAAAGTGTTAGGTGATAATTCTTCTGATTTTAAGTTTAAGATTAAAAATAAAAACAAATAACAATTTAAAAATTTAAAAAAATGGCAATTACTGCAGGAAGTAATAATTTCGGTAGTTTGAACAGTGTACTTGCGCCAAAACCGCAAGCATTAGCTTCTAACTATATCGATTTTACGTCTACCGCTACACAGGGGTGGGCACAACAATACATGCCAGATCTTATGGAACAAGAAGCTGAGGTTTTTGGAAACAGAACTATATCAGGATTTCTTGCTCAAGTAGGAGCTGAAGAGGCTATGACATCCGATCAGGTTGTTTGGTCTGAACAAGGTAGGTTACACTTATCTTATAAAGGTCACATCGAAGGTGCTACTGGTGGTACAGCATCTGGTGGACAAATTGAAATTGAAACTGATATCGACGGAAACGACGTGGGTGCAGATCACGGTATTAGAGTAAATGACACGGTTATCGTGGCAAACTCTCAAGGTGTGGTTAAGTGTCTTGTTGAAGCTACTGATACAGGTTCTATGATTGACGTATTACCTTACGACTTTGCATCTTTAAACACTGCTGGTTTAACGACTACTGGTGGAACACAAGATACAACTATATTAGTTTATGGTTCTGAATTTGGTAAAGGTGGTAGTTATACAACTAGCGCTGGACAAAACGGTGCTGATACTGATCAAAGAGGTGGTAACGAACCATCTTTCAAAACTTTTACTAACAAACCAATTATCTTAAAAGATTACTACGCTGTATCAGGTTCTGATGCTTCTAGAATTGGTTGGGTTGAAGTTGCTGCTGAAGATGGTACTTCAGGTTACTTATGGTACTTAAAAGCTGAAGCTGATACAAGAGCACGTTTTACTGATTATTTAGAAATGTCAATGTTAGAAGCTGAGCTGAATGAGGCTGTTTCTGTTGCTGATGGATCTAACCTTATCGATGGTTCATCTGCTGGTATTGGAAACGTTGGTACAATGGGATTATTCCAAGCTATTGAAACAAGAGGTAACCAATCTTCTGGTATTACTGGTGGTCCTAATGATTTAGCTGAATTTGATGCTATCTTAGCTGAGTTTGATAACCAAGGTGCTATTGAAGAAAACATGATGTTTATTAATAGAGCTACGTCTCTTGCTATTGACGATATGTTAGCTGCAATGAATTCTTACGGAGCTGGTGGTACTTCTTACGGAGTATTTGATAACTCTGAAGATATGGCATTGAACTTAGGTTTCTCTGGTTTCAGAAGAGGTTCTTATGACTTCTATAAGTCTGACTTTAGATACTTAAACGATAAAGCTACAAGAGGAGGTATTAATGCTGCTAATACTGCTAATGCAATTAGAGGGGTATTTATTCCAGCTGGTACATCTTCTGTATATGACCAAATGTTAGGAAGGAATATGAAACGTCCTTTCTTACATGTTCGTTATAGAGCTTCTCAAGCTGATAACAGAAAAATGAAAACATGGGTTACTGGTTCAGTTGGTGCTGCTACATCTGCACTTGACGCAATGGAAATCCACATGCTTTCTGAAAGATGTTTAGTTACACAAGGTGCTAATAACTTTATGTTATTAACGTAAACAATTTTTAAAAGACCGGGGCTTCGGCCTCGGCCTTTTATTTTATTAATTTTATTATATATTATATTATGGCAAAGAAAACAAAAAAAGTTGAGGTAGAACAACCTCAAATTCAAGAAGAAAAAGTAGTTATTGAAACTACAACAAGAGAAAGAGCAAAACCAAAAAACGAGTGGGAAATAAAAGATAGATTGTATATTTTAAAAGGTGGTAAAAAACCACTTTCTAGATCAATTAGAGCTGCTGGTGTTTTTTATTTTGACGAAGAAAAAGGTTACGAAAGAGAACTTAAATATTGTCAAAACCAAAAAACTCCTTTTGTTGATGAAATGATTGGAGATCAAAGATTAGAGCATATTATATTTAGATCTGGAAGTTTACACGTTCCAAGAAACAAACAAACTTTACAAAAATTATTATCATTATATCATCCTCATAGAGATAAAATTTACGAAGAGTATAAGCCAGCTGTATTAGCAGAAGAAGAAATAGATATTTTAGAAATGCAAGTAGATGCATTAACAGCTGCTAGAAATGTAGATATTGATATGGCAGAAGCTATCATGCGTGTTGAAAAAGGTTCTAATGTATCTAAGTTGAGTTCTAAAGAGCTTAGAAGAGATTTATTAGTATTTGCTCGTAACAACCCTAAACTATTCTTAGAATTAGCGGATGATGAAAACGTAATGTTAAGAAACTTTGGTATTAGAGCTGTTGAAGCTGGTATACTAAGATTATCTTCTGATCAAAGAAACTTTTTATGGGGTTCTAATGGAAGAAAGTTAATGGTTATACCATTTGAAGAGCACCCATACACTGCTTTAGCGCATTGGTTTAAAACTGATGAAGGTATGGAGATTTACTCTAATATTGAAAAAAGATTAAATAATTAATCAAACTGTAGATGCAGTCGCTCTACGGGGCGATTGCAAATACAAATTAAAAATAAATTATGGCAGTAAGTATAGATACGGTATATCAAAGAGTGTTAACTCTAGCTAATAAAGAACAAAGAGGTTATATAACTCCACAAGAATTTAACTTGATGGCTAACCAAGCTCAAATGGAATTATTTGAACAGTACTTTTTTGATGTACGTCAATTTAATAGAGTTCCTGGAAACTCTCAAGAGTACTCAGATCCATTAAACGTATTATACGAAAGAATAGGTATTTTTGAAGTAGAACAAGGAAATACTTGGATGTTAGCAAACATGCCAGTAGTAAACGACTACTTACAAATTCCAGAAGAAATATACAAAATTGGAACTGTAAGAGTTACTAATCGTCAAGTTGAATTACTAAATAGTAAAGATTATGATGCAGCAAGAATCTCACCATTAACATCACCAACACTAGAAAGACCCATTGGTTATATATCCAATAGAGGATTAAAAATAAGCATTGGCGATAATCTTCCAAACCCAGTTCCAGGTGGTGCAAATAACTTAAATATAAGTTACATTAAAAAACCTTCTAAGGTACAGTGGGCTTATGTAGTTGTAAATGATAAAGCTCTATATAACGACAATGTATCTGTAGACTTTGAACTACATCAATCTGAAGAAACAGAATTAGTTTATAAAATATTAAAACTTGCTGGTATAAATCTAAAAGCTCAAGATGTAACTGAAGCTGGAGCAGGTTTAGAAATGGCACAAGTTCAACAAGAAAAAGCTTAAATAAATGGCATTATTAAATATCACTGAACAAGAGTACTACGATCAACATGATTATGGAAACTATCAATTTGTTTCTTTAAAAGATATAATAAATCAATTTATGTTAATATATGTTGGTGAAGATAAAATTATACCAAAAGCAAAAAGATTAGATGTAGCTTTTCACGCTCAAAGAGCTTTGGCTGAATTATCTTTTGATACACTTAAATCTTGTAAAGCACAAGAAATAGTAGTTCCAGCTTCTCTTCAAATGATTTTACCTCAAGATTACGTTAACTATAATAAAATATCTTGGGTGGATGGTGCTGGTATAAAACATTTATTATATCCAACAACAAAAACATCAAATCCAATGCATCCTCAAATAGATGATAATGGTGATTTTATTTTTGATGGATACGCAATAACAACACCTTCTTCGGATACTAGTGCTATTGCGCTTAATCAAGCGGGATCAATTAGACACGTATCTGGTAACCTAATACCTTCTGGTAATTTAATTCAAAATGGAAGGTACCATGGAGGTTCACACGGTTGGGAGCTTAATGTTGACAGTATAACTGGAGCAGCTCAAACAATAACAACAGCACTAGGTATTAGTACTGATCCAGTAACTAATTCTATTGGATGGTTTTGGGATAATAATAACTTAATAGGATATAACGTTCCTCAAGACGGAGCTTTTAGACAAATTGGTGTACCTATATACAGCGGGGAAGAATACACTATAACATATACTGTTAGTGGATATAGCACTGGTACAGTTACTTTTTGTATTACAGATGAAAATGGAGACTATACATTTGGAACTGATAGAACTGCTAATGGAACTTATACTGAAACGGTGACAGCTAGCGCTAATGATCAAGATGGTACTTATACAGTACAAACTTTATCGTTCAAATCAAATAGTGCAACGGATTTAAACGCAACTATTGATAGTGTTTCTATAGCTAGAGTTACTAATGAAGACTCATCAACAGCTTGGAAAAATTATCAATCAGCTACACCTTCTGAAAACCAAGATGATTATCAAGATAATACTTATTGGCCTTTAGATGGCAATAGATATGGATTAGATCCACAATATGCTCAAGCTAACGGGTCGTTTTATATAGACTGTAAGTCAGGAAAAATATACTTTAGCTCTAATATTAGTGGAAAAACTGTGATCTTAGATTATATAAGTGATAGTCTTGGAACAGAAGACGAAATGCAAGTTCATAAGTTTGCAGAAGAAGCTATGTATAAATGGATATCACACGCTATACTTTCTGGAAAAGCAAATGTTCCAGAGTACCAAGTAAATAGACTTAAAAAAGAAAGATTTGCAGCTACAAGAACAGCAAAATTAAGATTATCAAATTTAAAAATGGAAGAATTAACTCAAATTTTAAGAGGTAAATCGAAACAAATAAAACACTAGTACATGCCAGAAATTAAGCATAATTTTACCGGTGGTAAGATGAACAAGGATCTTGACGAAAGACTTGTTTCTGATGGAGAATATAGAGATGCAATGAATATACAGGTAGCTACTTCTGAAGACTCAGATGTTGCTACTGCTCAAAATATTCTAGGTAATCAAATGATACCTGTGCAATGGAAAAGTCCTGGCGTTGCTGGAATGCAAACATTTACACTTCCTTCGAGTGCAAGTGTAGTTGGTATGGTTGCTGATGAAAAAACAGATAAACTATACTACCTAGTATACTCGGCTGATACAGATTATATACTAAGTATTACTAAAGGAGCTACAAGTGCTGAATTTGTTTTTATTGATCAAAAAACTAGAACAGACGCTTTTGGTAATCTTATACCACCTGTTTTAGACCTTCCTCAAGGTGGTTTTCATATTACAGGTATAAATGTTATTGATGATATGTTATTTTGGACTGATAACTATTCAGAACCAAAAAAAATAAATATACCAAGATGTATACAGGGCTCAGAAGGTATAAACCCATCTTCTACTTTTGGTCACACTAACTTATTAGATGATAATGGTAATATAGTTGAAATGATAGCAGCAGAACATGTGACTGTTATTAAAAAAGCTCCAACCAATGTCTTACCTATGAGACTAGAAAGTAGTAGAGATATTGAAAAAATATATACTGGTGTTATACAAACATCTTTTACTGCCACAGGTGACAACTCGTTCACAAACCCTAGCATGTTTAATTTTCAGGGAATAAATACAACAACTAACAATACTTTTAACGTTACAATTGACACAGGATTAGATTCTGGTGGTAACGAAGTTCCTTTAGGACCTATTAACAATGAAGACGGTCTTACTGGATGGCATATACCAAGCCCTAATTATAGCAATTTAAATGTTAGAAATAATATAAAAGTAGGTACTAAAATAGTTTGCAAACCTTATGATGATGATGGAACTCCACCTGGATTACCTATAACAGATTTTGTTATAAAAGGTGTTATCGAAGATTCAGTACCTGATCCAGTTGCTGATCCAAGTGGTATAATAAACACATATAGTAGTACTGTAACAATAAGAGTAACTTCTATAGATGGTTATCCACCTTTAGCCGAAGATAATAGTGGTTTAAAATGGGCTATAGATTTATATGAAGAAGAAGAAAAATTATTTGAATTTAAATTTCCAAGATTTTCTCATAGATATAAATTTCAAGATGGAGAGTACTCTCCTTTTGCTCCGTTTACTCAAGTAGCTTTTATACCAGGTTCTTTTGATTATCACCCTAGAAAAGGTTATAATTTAGGTATGACGAATAGATTAATGAAAATACATCTAGGTAACGTTGTTACAGAAGAAACACCAAAAGATGTTATTGCTGTAGATATTCTATTTAAAGACGAACCTTCACCAAACATATATGTAGTTGATACTATTGGTATTAACGATGCTCCTCCATCTGGTGCTGCAAATAATCTTTGGGAGCAAATGGTAAATAACCCTATAGGAAGCACGAATCCAGTTCAATATGTGATAGAAAAAGAAACAATTAATAGTGTAGTTCCTTCTAATCAATTATTAAGACCATGGGACAACGTACCTAGAAGAGCACTAGCTCAAGATATTACTGGTAGTAGAATTGTATATGGTAATTATGTACAAAACTATGATCTTTTAACTATAAATGGAAAAAAATACGTTCCTGACTTTATAACTAATTGGGAATCATGGGGTACTGAGATTACAGATACTGCTAAGTCAATTAAATCATTAAGAGAATACCAACTAGGTGTTGTATTTACAGATAAGTATGGTAGAGAAACTCCAGTTTTATCTAACCCAAGCGCTACGATGAAGCTTGAAAAAGAAAAAGCTAATGATTCTAATAGAATTAAAGTTAGATTAAAAGGCTCAGACTTTCCTCAAGATCTAACTTATATGAGGTTTTATATTAAAGAAACTGCTGGAGAATACTATAACATGGCAATGGATCGTTGGTATGATGCTGAAGATGGTAATATTTGGTTAGCATTTCCATCTTCTGATAGAAACAAAATAGATATTGATACGTTTTTAATATTAAAAAAAGGAACTGATTCTGATAATTTAGTTAAAGAAGCTGCAAGATATAAAGTTTTAGCTATAGAAAGCCAAGCTCCAGACTGGATAAAAACATCAAAAAAATTAGCTTCATTTAAAAGACATTTTTCAGCATCAACACCAATTTTTTCTGGAGCATCAGGTGAAGATCCTCTTGTTGGAGTAAGAGAGTTTAAACTTAATTATGAACAGTACCACGGTAGTTCAGGTCAAGATTTAATAGATTACAACAAAGGAGAATTATATGTTGAATTTGGAAAATCAGGTGGTGATCAACTTTCTAATAGATATAGAATAATGTCAATAACACATGATTGGGATGGTGATTTAGCAAACTTACCTGGCACGCAATATAGTGTTCAAGTTGAAGAAGCTTTTGGTGCAGATGTGAATTTTATTTCTAATGATCCTACAGGATTAAACTCAACACAAGTTAATGATAAAGCTATAGTTAGAATATATAAATACGAAGTAAATAACGCGCCAAAATTTGATGGTAGATTTTTTGTAAAGATTTACAAAGATGAAGTATTTAAGCAAAACATCGCTGCTACAATTAGGCCTGGAGCTGAATATAGAACTTCTGCTTTTAAAAAAATATTTTTAGCAGCAGATGATCATTATGATAGACACACTGAAGATATTAAACGTTTTCTTACAAACGGAAAAAGCCCTCAATCAACTCAAGCAGGATCGTCTGGAAACTATCCAACTGAAAGCGATGCTTGGACTGGCTCGGGTATGGAAGCTAAACATTTTCCATATGGTTATTATAATAACGATAGGTTTACTTCTTGGAACTTATTTTTTAGAAGATATAGAAAAGGAGATTATACAGATCCAGAACAATATAATATATTGTCTAATTTTTTATATCAAACGTTATTATTAGATGATAATAATAACAATAGTCAATCAGATAATACAGGAGCGCTTTATAGTAATGTTTGGAATGGTGGTTTTTTTAACCCTAGTACTCTTCATCAAGGAGGCTTTCGCCAATTAATTTTATTAACTAGTCAATCTAATTCATTTGTTACTCCTTCTCATCCAAATGGTTTTGTAGAATATAAAAATGAAAAATGGTATGATACAGATAATAGAGAATTTGGATCAACTTTTCCATTTAGAAATAACGCAAATCAATGGGGTTTTACAGCTCATTGGTATCCATATTCACGCTTAGACAATGGTCAAGATTGGCTTGATAATAACAATGTTGTTGCACCTTGGGGTGGTCATGAAGACGCAGGTACAAGTAAAGTTGATCTTGATAGAGAAATTGCTCAAGAAACTGAAGTTTGGTTTATAGATGCTGCTTCTTATTTTTCTACTCAAACTGGTGATGATTTAAAATGGAAAGATCTTCCATATAAAGACCTTTATAGAGATGGTACACCACCAAAAAATAGTGCTCTAAATACTAATTGGGAAACTAACTTAAAAGATAAATGGGTAATAGATGGATCTAATTATACTAGTCAAAAGTTTCAAAGTGGTATTACAGAAGGTTCTAGTTATTTTAACATGTCTCTTTCTTTTGGTGGAATAATAGGTGCTAAACAAGAAGGTCAATTATCAGAAAACTTTTGGAATGTAGGTGGGTGGAACTCTCTTAATGAAAACCCAGACTATACAGATTCTTCTAAATATGGTAATTTTGTAACTAAAATAAATACTGGAAATCAATTTAGATGGAAAGAAGATCCAACTGGAACAGTTTATACAATAAACGGAAATGTTTCTGCTAAAAATAGAATAAGACATAGTTATATTGCATCACACGTAGTACGTCCAGAGCGTCATACTTTTTATGAAGGAAAAGGAAATTATAGTATGGGTGAACTTTTAAGTTCAAATTACACTAGAGGTTGGCAAATGGGTAATATTACACCTCAACTAGATTGGAACCCTTTAGATAATAGACCTAGTGGTGGATTAACAATAAAACTAATAACTTGCTCTAAAGCAGGTAATTCAACTGGACCAACAACAGCTTTTGGAACAAGTTGGCATGATGATTTAATAGTATATGTAACAGATTTATCTGGAACAAATACTGGTGGAGGTGATGCAGAAGCTTCAATACACACTGGTATGGCATTATATAGATATACTTTAGGTGGATCTTTTAACGTTTTAAAAACCCATATTAATTCTAGCGTTGAAACTTACTTTGTTGTAAGGTATATAGAGCCTTTAGAAAATGCTAGTGGTGATACGTATTACGCTTTGTATTTGGGTGGATGGAGAAGACCTTTAGATGTTAATAGTCATAAACTAGCACAACCAGCTAAAAGACCTGATGTTAATACAAATATTGAATTTGTGCAGGTTGGTATGAATGGTTATAGCCATAACTCAGAGTTTAATATAAATACCATGGGTACTCATACTCTTACACAGGGTTGGTCTAAAATTGGTAAAGTTGGAGCTGTTGGGTATACTTTAGAGTTTCTTGAGCCGCTTGAAGGAGAAGAAATATTATCAGAAAATCCTGCTATTTGGGAAACAGAGCCAAAAGATACAAAAGATTTAGATATATATTATGAAGCTAGTCCTACAATACCAATAAGAATTACAGACGAAACTATTGAAGCTGCGTTTCCTCTTGGTTCTTTTACTATTACTGTTGATGTAGCTAGTGGAGCTATTTTAATTAACGTTGTTACAGGATATAATGGAGATAGAGTACAACTTACCCCTCCAATTCCTTCAACTGTTGTATCAGGACAAATACTTAGTATTGTTAGACCTGATGATACAATAGTAAATACAGAATATTTAAACACTAGTGCAGACGGAGCTAGATTCCAAGAAAACTTTTTTAATGATTCATTTTGGTTACCTTGGTATAATTGTTATTCGTTTGGTAATGGAGTAGAATCAAACAGAATTAGAGATAATTTTAATTTACCATTTATTTCTAATGGAGTTAAAGTTTCTACTACTTTAGAAGATGAATATGCAGAAGAACGAAGACAAAATGGTTTAATATATTCTGGAATTTATAATTCAGTTAGTGGTACAAATAACTTAAACCAATTTATTCAAGCAGAAAAAATTACTAAAGATTTAAATCCAAGATTTGGTAGTATACAAAAATTATTTGCTAGAGATACAGATTTAGTTACACTTTGTGAAGATAAAGTATTAAAAATATTAGCTAATAAAGATGCTGTATTTAACGCTGACGGAAATGCACAATTAACAGCTACTGAAAATGTTTTAGGACAAGCAGTTCCTTTTATAGGTGAGTATGGTATATCAAAAAATCCTGAATCATTTGCATCAAAGTCATATAGAGCTTATTTTAGTGATAGAGTTAGAGGAACTGTTATGCGATTATCTAGAGATGGTTTAACACCGATATCTGAGCATGGTATGAAAGATTGGTTTAGAGATCACCTTAAAGATACTACGTTATTTAGAATTTTAGGTAGTTATGATGATAGAAATGATGAATACAATATTTCATTAACAACACTTGATTTTCAATCATGGTTTGCGTCAAGCGGTGTGTGGAATTTTAGTGTTGAGTTTGATACAAACTTATTATCATTTAGTGAAAAAGTAAAAGGATGGACTAGTTTTAAATCGTTTGTAGGTATGGAAAAAGGAGTTAGCATGGCTAACGATTATTACACGTTTAAAAATGGAAACTTATATCTTCATAACTCTGAAGATCAAGATAGAAATACTTTTTACAATGAGTTTACACCGTCAACTGTTGATGTAATTTTAAACAATAATCCTTCTGCTATAAAAGCGTTTAACACTTTAAATTACGAAGGTAGTCAATCAAAGATAAATCAATTTACTAGTGAGATTCATACTTATTATGATCAACCAGATACTATTTATAACGATCAAGAGTTTTATAATTTATCAAGTAAAGATGGTTGGTTTGTTGAGTCTATTATAACAGATAAAGAAGTTGGTCATATTAATGAGTTTATAGAAAAAGAAGGTCAATGGTTTAACAATATAAATAGAACTATTGATTTAAATTTAATTGGAGCTGATACAGGTGACTTTACTTTTCAAGGTATAGGTTTTAATGGAGACAGTGGAATAGCTGCTAGTTCTGGAGGTCCAGTATCAGGTAGTCCAATAACTCCAACAGGCCCAGTAGGTCCAGCACCAGGATCTGTAAGTGCTGGTGGCGCTGTAATAGCAGGTGGTACCGTTTCTAGTGGTCCAGTAGGACCAGCACCGGGATCTTCAACTACTGGAGGAGCGGTAATATCAAGTGGTCCAGCTACTACTACTGGTACTGGTATTAGTGTTGGTGTTGGTACTAGTACTGGCACTGGTGTTTTAACAGGTGGGTTAGGTGGTGCTGCAGGTGGTGCTGCTGGAAGTGGTGGCGCAGTAGGATATGGTGGTAGTGTTGGATCACTAGATTTTAGTGGTACCTCAGTTTCTAACACTGTACAAAGCTCAATTCAAGCAAGTACAAGCCAAAGTTTTGAAACGGGATTAGTTAGTGCTGATGCTGGTGGTAATGCGGCAATATCAACTACTCCAACACAAGTAGTAACAAATATTACACAATCTAATATTCAAAACTTAGTATTAGCACAAGTAGAAGTTGCTCAACAAGCTGGTATATCAATTTCAAATAATGCGATTCAACAAGCGGTTTCACAAGCAGTACAAAGATTTCAAAACTTAGGTGTTAGTGTAGCTGTAGATACAAGAGCAACAACTGAAACATCAAGCGGTGTTGATTCAACTTCATCTAGTACAACTACATCTAGAGATACGTCTAGTGAATCTGTAGCTAGTAGACCATCACCAATTTCTTCATCAGGACCATCAGGACCATTAGGAGGACCATCAAGAGAATAAAATAAAAAATAAATATGATAATATTAACATTAAATAATCTCAAAAATCTAAACGTTTCACTACAAGTTGGTGATGCTATTTACGCTAGATCTACAGCTAGATCATTAGGTGCTGATGGTAATATATTTGGAGTTCCAAGAGCAGGTACTGGCGCTGGAGATACTGGAGTAAATCATTTTGTTGGTATATTAAGAAAAATAGTTTCTCTTCCAGGTGATACTGTTGAGCTTCATACTGATCTTTTAACACCTAACATACCAAATCCTTCTGAAAATTACGTGCCTTATACACCTGGTTCAGATGATTTTATAATGTTTTCTAAATTTGATCAAATAGATGGTGATGTTAATGGGTATTACGCTCAAGTAAAACTTGTAAATAATTCTAAAGAAAAAGCTGAAATATTTTCAATTGGTAGTGAAGTAACAATAAATAGTATATAATTATGACTGAAAAAATAATTACCGGTGTTGAAATTAGTACAAGAGATATAAGCTCTGAAGGTGAAACAAGACAATTAAATATAACGGGTGATGAAGGTGCTATTTTTAGTATTGAAATTTATTCAGCTGGAGATGGAACTCCTTTATATTACGATTTTATGACTAAATCTTGGGTTACATATAAAACTGGACTAACTAAAGTTAAATTAGAGCAAAAAAGTTATTCTATTAATATTACTTTTGATGCTTGGTCTACTAATAACCCTCCATTTACACTTAGTGTAATTGCAGAAACTCACGGTGATATAATAACTAGACATACTGGATACATTGAGTATTACAACGCAGACGGAACTGTTAATATAAATGCATCTACTGGTTCTAACTCAAATATAGTAAAAAGAATAATTTATCAGTATGACATGATAAATTTATACCTAAGTATTATAGCTCCATCGCGTTATACTCCTAATACTAGTACTGTTAATGGTGCTGTATCTAGTTCTAATAGAATAGTTATAGATGGAGACGCAACAGACATTAAAATACTTGATATTGGTGATAAAGTAACTGGTGGTGATATAGCTTCTTCTTCTAACGTTTTAGTTACCAAGGTAAATCCAGATGGTGATAATGTAAATGAAATTGAAGTTAATCAAACTACTAGTGTAGAAGATGGTGTTTCATTATCATTTAGCCCACCGTTTAGATCTATGACACCACATTATACAGATAGCACTACAGGAAGATATGCAATGGAAGCAAATTCAGGTGGTTCTATTAAATCATCTTTTACAATTACTTGTACAGCGGGAAGTGGTAGGCCCTTTTCAAACCCAAACGCTCCTACAATAGATGATTTATGTGTTGTTAAAACAGTAAACATTGGATCTGCTGCTTTACCTATAGAAGGAGAAAATGTTAGTTCTTCTACTTATTATAGATGGCCTGTAAGCAATATAGTTGGACTAAGTGATGGTATGGTTTTAGATCCTACTAGAACTTCTAATACGGTTATCGATTCAAGAATAGGTGGTTATTTAGCAGAAAAATCAACAAACGAAATAATAGAAAGAGAATATTATAACGATGTTAAGACTATTACCGTTAATGATATTAATGTTGATGGTGTAAGCGCTAGTAGTAATTCTGTTACTGCTATAGACGTATACGGCGCGGCAACAGCTCAAGAAGGTAATGTAACGTTTGACGTTCAACAACCTGATGCTCTTAAGTCAGACACCAATGTTAAACTTATTGGATATGGCGTTGATCAAATAAGAACAGTTACTGGTGCAAATGTAGAATTAAGTAATGTTACTATAGAACTTACTCAAATTTCTACTACAACTACATCTCGTACAATTAATAGCACTACTATACCAGTAGCTGAAGTAGGTGGAATTGGTGCTGATGCTACTATACGTGGAATAGGTATAAACTCTACCGTTGCACTTCCAACTGTTACTTTTAAAAACGTAGCAACTGGAGCTGGAAACTTAACCGCTTCGGCCGCACAAAGTTTAGAAAGTGGAGCAACATTATTTTTTGACGGAACTGGAACTGTTGCTACTATAAAAGGTGATATAAAAATATCTAATGTACCAACAAGCGATACTACTTTTTACTTTGATATAGAAAGGTTCCTAGATGCATTGTAAGTAAAAAAACACTAAAAACTGTAACTATTATATATATAAAAAATTAAAATTATGGCAAATAAAAAATCATCTCCAATGAAACAAATGAGTGGCGCTGCAGGAGTTGGATTAGCATTGGGTGCTGTTGGAATGATTGTTGGGGCTGGAATAGCTGCTCATCAAGGAAGTAAAGCAAGAAGAAGGATGGAAGATGCAAAAGAAATTGCTGATGCCAATATGGCAGAACAAAAAAGAATAGCAGACGAAGCATTAAAACGACAACAAGAAGAAAACGCAAAGCTTGAAGCACAAAAAAAAGAATACAAGGCTATGGAGTTTGTTAATCCATATGAAAACATGGAAAATGCTTTTGAAGATATAACTGTAAACCAACAACAAGCTCAGTTTCAAGCAGAACAAGGTGCTCAACAAAGAGCCAATATAATGCAAGGTTTAAGAGCTTCAGCTGGTGGTAGTGGTATTGCTGGTTTAGCTCAAGCTATGGCAAATCAAGGGGCTTTACAAACTCAACAGATCTCAGCTTCAATAGGACAACAAGAAGCTGCTAATCAAATGGCAATAGCACAAGGCGCTCAAGCTGCTGACATGGCACAAAGAGGTGGTGAGCAAATGAAACAAGAGTTTGAAATGAGTAGACAAGCAACATTATTAGGTATGCAAGCAGGACAAGCCGCTGGTGCTAACGCAGCTTTACAACAAGCATATAGTAATCAAATGGCAGCGGGAGCTGCTCAAGCAAATTTATTAGGTGCTGAGGCATCAATGCATCAACAAAGAGCTACTGCTGGTATAGCTGGTATAACAGGTTCAGCAGGTTCATTATCTACTGGCATGATGGGAATGTAAATTAAAAAATGAAAAAAAGAAATATGGCAATAAAAGCAGACGCAACTTTAGTTAGCTCAGCGTTTAGATTAGGTCAATCCTATATATCTAACGATCATAGCGCTATTTTTAATAAACAATTTGAAGGATTAATAGATGCTTACAGAACAAAAGGTAGGGGTTTAAGTCGTGTTATAGAGCAAGGTGTAAGAGGTTCTATGGAACTAGGTGGTAAACTTATAGCAAAAGATATTAAACAACAAAAAGCTATTAAAGCTGAAATTAAAGATGAATTAGGTTGGTTTACAGATGTAAACGAAGGTATAAAAGATTTATCTAGAACTAATGCTGTTGAATCAGCAAAACAAGAAGCTGGTGGATATGAGAAAAACCAACCACCAAACGCATCGCTTCAAAACGTAAACACAACAAGTTTTGAGCAAATAAGAGATGGTTTAAAAGATTTAAATAGTCAAAAGTTTATAGGTAAAAAAGGAAAACAAAAACGAGCGGCTTTGCGTGGTCAACTAGAATCACTTAGAGAAAAAATAATTGCAGAAAATGCTGCTGCAACAATTGCAACTGCTACATACGGTGGAGATGAAGCTAACTTAAGTAGAAGTTTTGAAATAATAAATAAAGACGGTACTAGAGACGAACTTACAGGTACTGAATATGAAACATTGTTTGCTCAAGTAATAAATAGAAGCGCAGATCTTGAAGGTATGGGTATTAAATCTTTTAGAGGATCTTATGTTAATGGTGTAAAAACTGAAACCGCTGATGGTGATTTATACTTTGAAGCTTCGCCTAATAGATTATTTCAAGAATATTTAAAAAACCAAGGAGGACGAGAAGCTGCTGCTGCTCTTGGAAAACAAGCTGAATTAACTGATACTTCAAAAGATAAAATGGTTGTTAGATATTTAGATTTAATGAACATGATAAGACCAAAAGACAGGGCTGCTGAAAGAAAGTTAAATGATATTGTTACAAGTGGTACTAAGTTAGCTGAAGAAATGATAACACAAGCAGATGGTAAATCAAAAGGTCTTTTACATACTGACTACTCTGAAGTAGAAGGTAGTGTTAAGAGTCAATTTAAAATTTTATTAAACGCTAAGGAAACAAATTTAGAAGATTTATTGTCAAGAGATATACAAGTTGGAGGACAAGATAGAAACTTTGGAGAAGATTTTAAAAAATCTCCATCTATTAGTACTTTAAGATACAGTAGTTTAGGATTAACAGGTTCAGTTGATAAAAACAACGATAACATGTTAACAGCAGATGAATTAACTGAAGAAGATAAAGAAAAAGTAATACAAAGATATTTAAGGCCTACAACTTTAGAAGAAAAACAAAGTTTAATTAATGACGTAACTGATTGGTATAGCGGTCACACTAAAACTGCTTTTGATAATCATAGAAAGAAAATGGGTATTGGTGTTGAGCAAGAAGAAGCTGATACAGGTAGAAGATTAGATAAAGACGAAAGAAGATCTAGAAATCAAAGAATAATTGTTGAAAAAGCAATTGAAAATGATTTTGATATTAATGATTTAAGTAATATTACATTAGTAAGCAATAGAGTATTTCAAGTAATGGATGATGGAGATATTGCTGTTATAGCTCCAAATGCTGATGTTATGGGTAAAGTAAATCCTAAAAACTTCAAAGGCCTGTTAAGACTTATAAAAGAAAATTCAGAATTTTTACTTCCTTTAGATAAGGATGCAATCAAATTACCAGAAAGAGAATATTTTACAGAAGACAAAGGTAGAAGTAGAACAACTATGATGGCAAACTTTCCTAGTACAACCGGTGGTAGCGTAGACGACTTTTAAAATAAATTAATATATGAGCGAAGTATTAGAAGAAGAATTAATAAAACAAGAAGGTTTTAAAGAAGGTGGTCTTCCATATTCAGACGTTGGCGGTACCACAACAATTGGTTTTGGTTATACTAAATACTCTTTAGATGGAAAAGATGGTAGACCACACTGGAGTGAGTATTGGGATAAAAGTGGTGTTTCAACAGGTAAAACTATGTCTAGGCAACAAGCAAAAGATTTAATGCCTAAAATAAAAAAAATATATACTGATCAAGCTAACTCTGTTTTAACTAATAAAGATGTTTCACAAGAACAAAGAGATGCGCTTACAAATTTACTTTATAGAAGTGGTATGGGTAATGTTAGAAAAAGTGGTATTATAAAAGCTATTAACTCTGGTGATATTGAAAAAGCACAACAAATAATAAAAGAAAATCCTAATTTAAGAAAAGCAGGTGGAAAAGTATTAGAAGAAGGTGATGCTGGTTATAAAGGTATAACTAATAGAAACTTTAGTATAGCTGATTCTTTATTAACTAGTCAACCAGAAGTACAACCAGTGCCTACTACTAACGAGTCATCTGTAAAATTACATAAACATTTAACTGATAATGGTGAATATACTAAATCATACGATGATTTTATAAAACAATTTTCAAATCAAGAATCTAGAGAAAAGTTATATAATCACTTAAACCAAAAAGGAGATTACACTAAATCATCTGATGATTTTACAAATCAGTTTTTTTCAACCCCAGAAGTAAAGGGAGTAACACCACAGCCGGATGCCACTGTGGATGTCGAAGATACGGCATCCAAGTTGGACGATGGTTCTTTGGATCCCAAGTCAATAGCTTTAAGTAGTGTTTGGAACACTGATTTACCTTTTGGTGGTTTAAAATATAAATTAGCGGTATCAGCAGCGGCTTTATACGAAGGTTTAAAAGATCCAAAAGAAAGGGCTCAAATAAAACAAAATGCAATAAATATTAAAGATGATATGCCAATAAGGTTGGCAAACACCCTTACCCAAACACAGGCTATGGGTATAGATTTTTTAAGAAAAACTGCTGGAGAAGATGCTACTGATTTTTTATTAGGAGGAGATAAAGGTAGTATTATTTTTATTGATCCAAATACTGGTGAAGATATTTTGTTTGATAAAAATCCAGATAAATGGAAAGAGTTAAATAAAAATAAAAATGTTAAACCTATTTATAAAGATACTAGAGAAGAAGTTGGAGAATCTACAGATATTTGGCTAGCTAATAAATATAAAGAAATAGAAGCTACAAAATTACTATATAAATATGATGGTAAAGGTATGGTTACTGGTGTTAAAACTGGTGATGTATCTGATGTAGTTGGTGGTGTAATGAATTCAGTTACTAGTATGATAGAAACTTTAGGTCCAGCTTACGTTACAGCTGGTGTAAGTTTGTTTCCTCAAATAGCCGCTCCAATGTACAACGATTATAACGTTGCTAAAGCAAAATTAAAATATGGTGATGATGAAGATGCTCTTAACAAGTTAGTATCTAATAATGAAACTGAAGTTGCATTACCAATGGCTCTTGGTGGTCTTGCTTATGGATTAGAACGAGTTGGACTTAGAGGTGTTACTAGGTATATAGCATCAAAACCAGGTACAGCCGCTAGATTTACAAAATTATTATGGGTTGGTAGTGGTGAAGGCGCTACTGAAGTTGGACAACTTGGTTTAGAAACAATGAACACGAGTTTAGGTCAAGGTAAAACCGTAGAGGAAGCATCTGTATTGGCTTTTAATGATATGGCTAGTGATAAAGGTTTAGAAATGTTTTTCAGTGGATTTATTGGTTCTACTACTATTGCTGGTGCTGGTGGTTTAGTTAATAGAGCTTTAAGAAACGATAATGCTAGTTTAAAAGAAGTTAATGATAAAATAAATAATTTAGCTGATTTAAACAACGCAAAATATAGTACAAAAGATAAAGATATAAAAGATGCTATTGATTTAGAGATAAAGGCAGCTGAGCAAGATCTTAAAAGCTATATAATTGAAAAAAGAAAATTAAGCGAAGTTCTTACTGAAGATGAAAAAACATCGTTAATAAATGTTTTAAATGAAAAAGATGGTATTAAAGAAAAAGCAGAATCTTTAAGAGCAAAATTAGAAAACGGTGAAATAACAAACAGAGAATTTGGTTACGGTATTAGAAGTTTAAATAATCAAGATAAAAAATTAAGTGAAGAAATAAACCAAGTACAATCAACGGCTACAGCAAGAGCTGCTGAACAAGTTACAGAAACTGTAAAAGAACAAATAAAAGAAGCTGGATTAGAAGGTAAAGTTACTGAAATGACTTCTGAAGAAATATCAAATATTAAAGAAGAAGGTTTTAATTCTAAAGCCGCAGCAAAAGAATTTGGTTTTATTAGACAATCTACAGATGGTAGCTTTCAAATAATACTTAACAAAGACAAACCAATGGTTGGTACAGCAGCACATGAGTTTATGCATGCTGTATTATTTAAAACTATTGGTAACAATAAAAATATACAAGACGCTTTAGGCGATGCTTTGGTTGAACACACATCTAAACTAGGTGGTGATACTAGTATTTTAGGTCAAAGATTGTCTGCTTATGGAAAGTTTCAGGAAGATGGAACTTTTATTAGAGATGATAATTTTGGTGAAGAAACAATAACTATAATGTCTGAATCTATTATAGATGGTAGTTTAAAGTTTGAAGAAAACTTTTTTACTAAAATTGGTGATATTGTAAGAAGATTTAGTCAAAATTATTTAGGTAAAGAAATTACATTTGATACCGGAAGAGATGTTTATAATTTTGTAAAAGATTATAGCAAAAGTATTAAAGAAGGTAAAATAAATAAAGCTATATTAAATTTAGCAAAAGAAGGTGTTAAAGGTGAATTAGTTAAAGGTAAAGTTAAACCAGAGGCTACAGTTCAAATGTCTAAAGAAGCTTCTGACAATGTGCAACGTATATACGAAGAACAAGGTGAAGCTGGTATATTTGATATATTAAAAGAGTTTAAACCTATAGTAGGAAAATTAGTAGATAAACGTAGCGAAGCCCCTGGTTTTGATAGACAACTATTAACAGACGAGATAGAAACAGGTTTAATAAACGAAAAAACAGGTAAGCAAAGAAGTATAATGGGTCTTATAAAGGCTTACCCAGCTTATGTTAAAAAACAACAAAAAGACGGTAAAAAAGTAGCGCCATTAGCTGGTTTTATTAACAACTTGCTACCTGAAAGAATGATAGAAGCTTCTCGTGAAATTTTAGGCGAAGAGTTTACAGAAGATATTACAGAAAGAGTTGATATCGCAGCAGAAGAAATAGTTGAACCTACAGTTACAAGAAAACCAAAACCTAAAAAAATATTTTTAGCTGACAGACTAAACGTTAAAAGTAAAGTTAATGAATCTATTAAAAAACAATTACCAAAAATAAATGTTAAAGAATTAACATTTAAAAAATTAAAAAACTTAGTACCTGGTATTACTGGTGAAATGTTTGGTATAAGCCCTAAAAAATTAAAAACTTTAGCTAATATAACTAAAAAAGAGTTGCAAGCTGCTCAAATGTTTATTAATAAAAATGCTGATTTATTAATTAGTATGTTACCTGAAGGATCTACACAAAGTGGCACTGCAACAGGTGTGCCTAACAGTTTACTAAAAGCTTTTTACACTAAAACTGATAGAGCTAAAATGGCTAAAACAGGTAGCACGTCAGGCTTACCCATACAGGTTAAAAACAAAATTAATAAAAAAGAGTTTTTAGAAACATTTGGCATAATAGATGGTAAACCAGATCGTACCGATAGAAACACATCGGCTAGAGTTTTAGCATTAGCTAATTTAACAGGCAAAATAATGACTAATCAAGCTGTGAGAGAAAACTTACAGCTTTTGAGTGATAGCAAACAGACAATACAAAACATAAAAGATGGTATTTCTAATATCATGTTTAGTAAAGGTGTTAAAGAAGATTTACCTGATTTAAAAATAAACGATCCTAAAAACGGTTTTGAAAATTTTGATATATTTACAGATAAAATAATTTTACTTTCTACATATGGTAAACCTGGTTTAATTAGAGCTGTTGATTTACGTAGTACACTTACTAACAGTGCTGTAAAAGATTATGCCAGATCAAGTACTTTATTTGAAGACTTAGGTTTATTGACTATAGGTAAATCTCAAGATAGAGATTATCTTAGACCTGATGCTGCTTTAGGTAAAAACATAAAAGCAATAACTAAAGCTCAAGCTAAAAGATATAATGAAGTTGGTCAAGCTAATTTTAATGATATGGTAGATATGATTAAAAAAGCTATAGAAGATAATCCAAAAGACAAAGAACTTCACTCTGCTATTAATTTATATTTATCTGCAGCTGGAAACGATACTTCACATCCACTTAGGGGTGGAGCTGAATATATTGGTGGTGACGTTACAGCTACAGGTGAAATAAGATATGAGCATGCCGTGCAAACCGCTACTGTAAGAGATTTATTATTGGACGTTTTACTGAATAACCCAAAAGATTTTAATGAAACTTTAAAAGCTATTAAGAAAAACTATAAGTTAATAGCATTATCTTTAAAAGATGATACAACTTTAAACGCAGCTGAATACATAGATGAAAATGGTGTTTTAATAAAGTATAAAAACGGCATGGGAGTTGGTTGGGATATTTTTCTTGACAATTGGTTTGACAGATATTTTAATACAGATGTTAACGCTATAAATCCTAATAATCTTAGAGTGATTAAAAATGGCAAAACATTTGCTGACGAGTATGGTGTTACTATGTCTGGTAAATCACCGATTATAAAATCTAATTTAAAACCACAACAACAGTTTAGCAAAGCAGTAAACAATGTTAGAACAATGGCGTCAAAACCACCTAAAGGTATTAGTATTTTAGATTTTGATGACACTTTAGCTACAACTGAGTCTTTAGTTAAATATACTACACCAGATGGTAAAACCGGAACTTTAAACGCTGAAGAGTTTGCTAGTACATATGAAGATTTACAAGATCAAGGCTATGTATTTGATTTTTCGGACTTTAATAAAGTTGTAAAAGGTAAGTTAGCACCATTGTTTAAAAAAGCAATAAAGCTACAAGGCAAGTTTGGTCCTGAAAATATGTTTGTATTAACAGCTAGACCACCTCAAGCGGCTAAAGCTATATTTGACTTTTTAAAAGCTAATGGCTTGAATATACCTTTAAAAAATATAACTGGCCTAGGTAATAGCACTTCTGAAGCTAAAGCGTTATGGGTTGCTGATAAAGTTGCTGATGGCTATAATGACTTTTATTTTGCTGATGATGCTTTACAAAACGTACAAGCAGTAGATAATATGCTAGAACAGTTTGATGTTAAGCGTAAAGTTCAACAAGCTAAAGTTAAGTTTAGCAAAAGTATGAATACTGACTTTAATAACATACTAGAAGAAGTAACTGGTATTGACGCTATAAAACGTTTTTCAGATATTAAGGCTAGAAAGCGTGGTGCTAGTAAAGGTAAATTTAGATTTTTTATACCACCATCACATGAGGATTTTGTAGGTTTATTGTACAACTTTATGGGTAAAGGCAGAAAAGGTGATCAACATAGAGACTTTTTTGAAAAAGCTTTAGTTAGACCTTTAAATAGAGCTTATAGAGAAATAGATACTGCTAAACAAGCTATAGCAAATGATTACAAAGCATTAAACGAACAGCTTGCAGATGTAAAAAAGAAACTTACAAAGAAAACACCAGATGGTGATTTTATTTTTGAAGATGCTATAAGAGTTTACTTATGGAATAAACATGGTTATAGTATACCAGGATTATCGCCTACTGATCAAAAAAATCTTGTTGAACTTGTAATGAACGACAAAGATCTTAGGCAATATGCTGATACAGTTAATATTATTTCTAAACAAGATAAATACACAGACCCAGGTCAAGGTTGGGAAGGTGGTAATATAAAAACAGATTTAATAGATGCTACTGGTAGAGTTGGTAGAGCAGAGTTTTTTACAGAGTTTAATGAAAACGCTGATATAATATTTTCACCTGAAAATTTAAATAAAATTGAAGCTGCTTATGGTGCTGATTTTAGAAGCGCGTTAGAAGATATATTACATAGAATTAGTACTGGTGTAAACAGACCAAAAGGACAACATGCTACTATGAATAAGTTTATGAATTATTTAAACGGTTCAGTTGGTACAGTGATGTTTTTTAACGTTAGATCTGCTATATTACAGCAAATGTCTATTGTTAACTATATAAACTTTGCTGATAACAATATGTTTGCAGCAGCTAAGGCTTTTGCAAATCAACCTCAATACTGGAAAGATTTTGCGTTTATATTTAATTCTGACATGTTAAAACAAAGACGTGGTGGTATTGGTACAGATATTAACGGTGCTGACCTTGCTCAAGCAGTTAAAGGATCAAAAGATCCTACTAAAGTAGTTATAAGTAAACTTTTACAATTAGGATTTTTACCTACACAAATTGGTGATAATATTGCAATTGCTACGGGTGGAGCTACATTTTATAGAAACAGAATAAATAAGTATATTAAAGATGGTTTAAGTAAAAAAGAAGCTGAAGCTAAAGCTTTTACAGACTTTCAAGACTTAACTCAATCAACTCAGCAGTCATCAAGACCTGACATGACATCACAGCAACAAGCTAGTTGGATAGGTAAGTTAGTATTAAACTTTCAAAATATTACATCTCAGTATAATAGAATAATTAAAAAAGCTGCTTTAGATATTGGAAAAGGTAGAATATCACCGCCATATACAACTAAAGCACAAAGTAACTTAGGTAATTTATCTAAAATACTATACTACGGGGCAATACAAAACGTTATATTCTATAGCTTACAAACTGCTTTGTTTGCGGTTATGTTTGGTGATGATGAAGATGAGGATCAAATATTAAAGAAAAGAGAAAGAGTTATAAATGGTAGTATAGACTCTATATTGAGAGGTGCTGGTATATATGGTGCTGTTGTTTCTACTTTAAAAAATGCATTAATTAAATTTAAAGAACAAAGAGAAAAAGGATACAACAAAGATGAAAGCGCAGTTCCAATGGAGCTTTTAAACTTTTCACCTGTTGTAGGTATTAAAGTAAGGCAGTTGGTTAACGCTGAAAAAACTCTTAATTATAACGAAAACGTTATAGGTGAAATGGAAACTTTTGAAGCTGATAACCCAATGTGGTCAGCTGTAACTAATTATACTCAAGCTTTAACTAATTTTCCAGCTAACAGATTATATCAAAAAAGTATAAACATGCGTAATGCGCTTGATAAAGATTATACTAATTTCCAAAGAGTAATGTTTTTTAGCGGTTATACTACTTGGAGTTTAGGTTTAGGTGACACTGAAGCTATAATAGAGGCAAAAGAAAAAGTTAAAATAAATAAAGCAAATACAAAGAAAAGAAAAAAGAAAAAAGGGGTTTTTGAAAGAGAAAGTTTTAAGAGAGAAACTTTTAAAAGATAAAGTAAAGAATTTAAAAAATAAGTGACTATATAGAGATGGTGAAAAGACTAATAATATTGCTACTACTTATATGTAATATAACAGTAGCACAAACAATTGGAAATATTAACGTTAAGAGCTTATTAAAGTATTCTACGTTTTATACCGCTGTTAACGGTGGGACGTCGCTTTCTGATGTTGATGTATTTTCTGTAGATAATGGCTTGTCTACACAAACTATTTCAACTCCTTATGATTATAATTTTACCATAGGTTTACGTAAGATAGCAAGATTTGGATATGAAAATAAAGCTCAAACGTTTTATGATGGAACGGAATCTAATTACAGTGACGCGGCCACTGTCGGTAAGGTTAAGGGAGTTGAATACTTATTTGAAATAGATTATAAGAGACAAGAAGGTGTAGACTACATGGATCAACATCACTTTGTTAGGTTTAGCTCTGACGACGGTTGTGCAGATGAGTTATGTATAAACTTTTTTGCTTTAAAACTAGAGTACTTAGAAGATGGTTTTGCAGATATTAAATACTTTGAAGCGTCAGAAAGATATAGACATCGTAAAGGTAAGAACTTATCTTGGAACGTTGGTTTAACACATAGACTTGCAGAGCCATACGGTTACAATGCTTTAGACGAATGGATGCTTGATAATGGTAATCTTCATTACACTTATTTAGCTTTACAAGAAGGTTATACTGTAAATGTGTATAGCAATGAATATTTTGATCCTAATGGAGAACTAGTTGCAACTAGCGCAGAAGTTTGGGAAGCAGTTGTTATACCACAAGTATTATCAGATTATACTGAAAAGAAAAGAAATGAATTAAAGAAAACAATACAGCACTCTATTGTTTTTGGTTTTGATTATTATAAATATTCTAAAAAAACATGGACACACGCTTGGGCTAGCATTATGCCTTATCATTATAACGATGGTAGTGAATTTAGTTATCACAACTATGTTGATGGTCAGTGGTATGATTATTCTGGTGGGCTTATATATGGAATAAAAATGAACAAGCAGTTAGGATATTTTATAGAAGGAAAATATAATAAGTACTGGAATAGAGAGTGGTACGATTTTAAGTTAGGATTAAATTACACTATATTTTAAAATGGCAAAAGAATTAAATGAAGATACGGGTTTCACTATTAGTGTGAAGACAATGATAGCCATAGGTTTTGCTATGGCAACTATAATAGGTATGTGGTTTGCTTTACAAGCAGACATTGCAGAGGCAAAAGAACTACCAATAATACCACCAGACGAAGTAACTCGTATGGAGTTCAACATGAAAGACCAAATGATACGTAACACTATTATGGAAACCAAAAAAGATGTTGACGAAATTAAAAAAACTCTTGACAAAATAGAGGACAAATTATACAATAGATAATGAAAAAATTAAATGCCACCCTATTTGTTTTTGTGCTAATGGTTACTAGTGCTTTTGCTCAAATAAACGTAACTCATTTTAATGCTGGGTGGAACGAAGCTAACGGCGTTTCTTGGGTAATGGATTTAGAAGAGTGTAAAGCTATAGGCTTAGTTGATATAGCTACAGACACTGAAGCACAAACAAAACATAAAATAGCAGTTGTACCTACTATTATAATATTTAAAGATGGAGAAGAAGTTGCTAGGTTTCAAGCTGATTTAAGTTTTAAAATGGTAGCAACAAAACAAGAAGTACAAGACGAAATAGATAATCAATTAATGAGCGATTTTTAATATGTGGAGTTTATTTAAAGATAAAAATGAAATTAACGAAAAAAATGTAGTTGGATTTGCATCTTTTGTAGTAATGGTATTGTTTGCTATAGCAGATCTTGTAACTAGCTTTATATTCGTAGATGGAGAACTAGTAATTAACGAGGTAATATACAATTCATTTGTGTGGGTAACACTAGGTTGTTTTGGTATTAGTTCATTTGAAAAAGTAAAAAGTAAATAATGCCAGGAACTGAAAAGCAAAATAGTATGTTTAAAAAAACTAAAGGATACGTTCAAGGAGATAATCCTTTTCCTGTTACTAGTTGTGGTAGACGTAGAAATGATGGGTCACCATTATTCAAAAGAGTTGACAAGGATAAAATGCCATGTAATAAACCTAGAACATCTACTAAACCTAATAAAAAGAAAATGGTTAAAGCTTGTGAAGGTGGTAAAGAAAGAATAGTTCATTTTGGAGAAAGAGGATATGGCCATAATTATTCTGATGCCGCTAGAAAAAGTTTTAGAGCTAGGCATAAATGTGGAGAAAAGAAAACTAAATTAAAAGCTCAATATTGGGCATGTAAAACTTTATGGGCTGGCAAAGGTGGTTCAACTAAATCTAGTCCAAAAGGTGTTAAAGGAAAATATTAACTATGAGCAAACAAAAATTAAAAAAAATAGTTGGAGAGCTAAAAAAAGCTAGCAAAACACACGCTAGTCAAGCTGACAGAATTGACTCTATGTTAAAAAAAACTAGCCCAGCGTTAGCTAAAATATCTGCTAGTTGTAAGGCTCAAGCAAAGAAAAAGTTTAAAGTATGGCCTAGTGCTTATGCTTCTGGGTGGGGTGTTAGATGTACACGTGGTGATTTTAAAAAGAAAAAGTAATGGGTATATACAAAGGCTTTTCTTCACCATTTAAAAAGAAAAAAACTTCAAAGTCTATTACATGGCATGACTCTGATGCTCCTGATGCTAAAGGTAAGTTTAAATCATTATCACCTTCAGCTTTGGCTAGTTGGTTAATAAGAACACGTAAAGGTAATTTATCTAAAATAATAAGTAGTTTAAATCAACAATATGTATTTAACAGAGGTAAAAACCCTAGTTATGCTCGTAAAATGAAAACAGTAATGAATATTGTTAGAAAACGTTTAGGTAAAAAAGATAAATAAAATGTTTAAAGACTTTGACATATCAGAATTTAAAAAAAACAAACCACCAGGTGATAATTCTATTACGACTAAAAACGAAATAAAAGAATTAAAAAAAATACCTATAAGAGAAAAGTTTATTAACGAAATGGACGATGGTGAAAAGTTGTTTACTAAAATTGTAGGTAAAGATCCTTTAATAGGTAAGTTAATATCAAAATCTTTAGTTATAATAAATAAATTAAAAAAACATTTTAATAGACCAAGGCCAGCTGTATTAGCAAAAAAAATAGGTATAGAACTTAAAGATATAAAGTTAAAATCAATGAACTCACCAGCATACCCGTCTGGTCACGCAACACAAGCAACTTTATTGTCTTTAGTTTTATCTGATAAGTATCCAGAAAAAGAAGATAAATTAAAAAAACTAGCTAGGGATATAATCCATAGTAGATCAGTAGCACACACGCATTATAAATCAGATAATCTTGCGGGTGAAAAATTAGGAAAACAAATGTATAACCATATTAAAAACAAAATATAATGGCAATGGAAAAAAAATCAGCTGCAAAAAGAATGAAAGCAGCTCCAGCAAAAAGAATGACTAAAAATGCTCCAACAAAAGCAATGAGTAAAAAAGCTCCAACTAAACGAATGACTAAAGCAGCTCCTGCAAAAGCAATGAAGCCTTCTGCTCTTAAAGCTATGGGTAAAAAAATGTCTGCTATGATGAAAAAATTATCACCAGGAGAAAAAAGAGCAATGTTAGCTCAAATAAGAAAAGGATAGTATGTACGACATAGCGTCTAAATTTACTAAAAACAGCCCGCTACCTTGTTGGAAATCTCACAAGCAAGAAGGTTATAAGCAGAAAGATGGTAGAACTGTGCCTAACTGTGTGCCTAGATCGCCGGTAAAAAAACAAAAAGGTGGCGGTACTAGAAAAACTTGTTTACCAAAAGCAAAGCTAGACGCTATGAGTAAAAAAGAAAAAGCAAGTTTAGTTGCCGCTAAACAAAAGTCTGGTAAAGAAGGTAAATATAAAAGACCAGCAAGTACTAATGTAAAAGGCGCTCGTAAAAAAGGCGCCACACTGCGTGATTGGTTTAAAGAAAACTGGGTGCAAGTTAACAACCCTAGTAAAAAATGTGGAGAAAAATAAAATGAAAAAATTACTATTACTATTATTATTGTTACCAATATTATCGTTTAGCCAAAACTGCGTTCCAACGTTAGAAGCTAAAGATACATGTATATATGGTTACGCTAAAACTTTTGTAGAGTGGGAATCACTAGATAGTGGATGTGTTGTACAAAACTATCACCAAGGCACACCTTACAATACTTGGTCTTGGAGTTGGTATGATCAACTAGATACTAATTACGAATTTTATAATAACTATAGTCAAGGAGATCCATTTGCTAGTTCAGATGGCTTTTGGTTTTTTTTAGAAATGCAAGACGGTAGTTTTACAGATACTATTTTTGCAAATGATTTTGCTTGTATTTCAGGTTGTATGAATCCTAACTATGATAATTATAATCCTTTAGCAAACATACCAGCTAACTGTTACGCTATTCCACCACCACAAGATGATTGTTTAGATACCACAAAAACATCGATAACTATAGAGTTTACACCAGATCAATATGCTGGAGAAACATCTTTAGATATTATAAACCAAGATGACAGTGTTTTATATAATGTTGAAAGACCATTTTTCGGTAGTATTGGAACAGGTAATTTGTACGAAAAAACAATATGTGTTTCTATTGAAGATACAGTAAGGTTTATTATACGCGACTCTTATGGTGATGGTATATGTGGTAGTTGTTTTGGAGGTGTTGATGGTAACGTTTTAGTTACAGATGAGTGTGGTGATACTATATACAGTTTAATGCCTGGAGATAATTTAAACTTTGGACACTCAGATACTTCAGATGCATTTGCAATGAAAGATTGTAGTTGGATACCAGTGGTTGGTTGTCCTGATCCAGGTTATTTAGAATTTAATCCAGCAGCTGATATAATGAACTCAGCATTATGCGTTACGCCAAGAGTTGTAGGTTGCATGGATACAACAATGTTTGATTTTAACGTTTTAGCTAACGTACCATTAATGGAAGATAGTTGTAATTATACTTTACAATTAACAGATGGTGGAGGTGATGGTTGGTTGGGAGCATACGTTGTTGTAAATCAATTGGGTAATATATTTGGTCCATATACTAATACAAACTCTTTTGTAGAAAATATATATTTAAATTTAAAATCAAACCATCCGGTTACTATTAGAGCTTATAGTCAAACAAGTTCAGACGCTACATTAGATCAAATTGGATTTAAATTAATAAATCCAGAAGGAGTTACTATAATGTCAGGAGGTACAAATCCTTGGAGCGATAAAATACAAATATTCCCAGATAACTATATAACAGTACCAAACTGTCCTACTATATGTGATCCTTATGTTTATGGTTGTATGGATGCTTTAGCTTATAATTATAATGATACAGCAAATACTACTGATGGTAGTTGTTACTATAGCCCCGGTTGTACTGATCCACAATTTTTAGAGTATTATACTCAAGGTTTTACAGCTGATTATAACAATGGTGATTGCCAAACACAAGCAGTGTGGGGTTGTATTGATACAGCTTCTTTTAATTATGATCCATTGGCTAACCTTGATAATGGTGGTTGTATACCTGTTATTATGGGTTGTATGCAGCCTTTAGCTTTTAATTACAATGCACAAGCAAATACGCCTGATACTTGTATAGCTGTGGTTTACGGTTGTATGAGTGATATAGCTATTAATTATAATCCACTAGCAAATACTGATGATGGTTCATGTATAGGCGTAATATATGGATGTACAGATAGTACTATGTGGAACTATTCACCTAGCGCAAACGCAGATGATGATTCTTGCATACCTTACTTTTATGGCTGCACAGACGCTACAATGTGGAATTATGATCCATTAGCTAATACAGATAATGGTTCTTGTTTAGAGTATATTTATGGGTGTATGGATACATCAGCATACAACTATGATCCTTTGGCTAACACAGATAACGGTACATGTTTACCGGTAGTTTTAGGATGTACAAATCCAATAGCTTTAAATTATTGTGATACTTGTAATACAGATGATTTTAGCTGTATATTACCAATTTATGGTTGTACTGATAGTACAATGTTTAATTATAATCCTTTAGCAAATGTTGACAATAGTAGCTGTATTCCTTTTATACTTGGTTGTACGGATCCTTCTATGCTTAATTATGATGCTTTGGCAAACACGGAAGATTTTAGTTGCATTGCTTATATATATGGATGTATGGACTCCACTGCGCTTAACTATGATCCACTTGCAAACACAGATAACGAAAGCTGTATTACAATTGTGGAAGGTTGTATGGACCAATCGGCTTATAATTATAATGTTTCCGCTAATGTTCATGATAGCGTTTCTTGTCTTTACGATGCTGGTTGTATATCTGGTGCCGGTAATCCTTACTGGCTTAATGATCCTTGCTACGCTTGGGTAATTTTAGTAGATGATTATTGTTGTAATAACGAGTGGGATAATATATGTCAGTTAACATATGATTATTGCGATAGTACTTACACTGGTCCAATACCAGCTAGAGAAAGTTTAGACGATTATTTAGTTGTGTATCCAAATCCAACTAAAGATAAAATAAACATAAGTAAAAACGTTGATATAAACTTATTAAATTACATTGGGGATATAGTTATATCAAAAGAAAATACAAACATCTTAGATATGTCTAGATTAAGTTCTGGGGTGTATATGTTACAAATAACATATGAAAATAAAATAATAAACAAACGAATAATAAAAAAATAATATGGCAACAACTACAGCAACCATAACACTAAGTAGCGCTGATTTACTATCAAATAATATAGCGTTTTCAACATCGACTAATTTAACTCAAACTGGAACAGCAACAGGTATAGAGTATACAACGGGATTATCTAGAAAAAAGGTAACCTCTACAGCGAAAGGCACTGCTAGTGGACAAGTGACATTATACACGGCAGATGATTTTGCCGCTATCCCGTATTTGTATATTAAAAACACAGCGACTACAGCTGGACATAAAATATATGTATATGATGATACTACAAGTGGAGATCCTATTCAGTTCCAATTGGATGCTGGTGATTGGGGTTTTATACCTATGCATGGTGATAAGACATATAAAGCTTATTCTCCAGGTGGTAACGATCCAAAAGTAGAGTGGATGGTAATGGGTACAGATCAATAAAATAACAATAATAACTAAATAAATAAACAAAATGGCAACAACAGCAACAATAACGTTGGCTAGTGCGGACATTGCTGGTGACCCAGTGAATGTTTCTAAAACGTCAACATGTACTAAAGCAGGTACAACAGCAGATTTAGATCAGACAACTGGATTAAATAGAGTTCATTTGAGATCAACAACACAAAAAGTATTAATAGGAGCTAATGCAGAAGGTAATGATTTAGCGGGTAAGGTTTACATAGTTAATAAAGCTACAGATCCTACTCTTTATATATCTGTGGCAATAGCTGCTCAATCAATTGGAAAACTTTATGCAGGTGATTTCATGTTTATTCCTTGGAGTCAAACAGATGTAAGTGCAGATTTAAAAGTGGCTGCTACAAACTGGACTGCTTCAACTGGAGATATTCCTGTTGAGTACGCTTTATTCCATGAAGATACAGATCTTTTAACCGACGCATAATCAATTATAAATATTAAAAATTAAAAAAATATGGCAACAACAACAGCAGCAATAAGTATAGCTAGCGATATAACAGATGATGCATTAGGTGTTTCAAATACATCAACGCTATATACAGCTGGAACAACAACTGGTTTAAGCACAATGACATCTGTAACAAAAGTACTAGCAAGTACAAATCAAGTAGATTTAATTACAACAGGTAGTGTTTCAACAACTCACGCTTACGTATATATTAACAATCCTTCAACAGATCATACTGAATTTTTCAAAATAACTATTGGTAATGCTGGAGCTGGTTCTCCAACTGATACTGAAGAAATTGGTAGATTATATGGTGGTGATTGGATGTGGATGCCTTGGGATGTAGATGATGACATTTGTATTACACCAAGTGTAGCTACAGACATGACAGTAGAATACCAAGTATTTAGCTAAACGTGGCAACTTTATACCACAATATATCTGGAGAGTTAACCCAAGAATTATTAGCAGTAGGCGATAACATTAGTGTATCTAAAATACATTTAACTAATGTTCAAAAAGTTAGTAAATGTAAGGTAGATTTATATATTGAAAAACGTTTAACTGGAAAGTTTTATTTATTAAAAGGAGTAGAACTTCCTATTGGCACAACGCTAGTATGTGATGTACCTAAGTTTAGTAATAAAACCGGTGGATTTGGGTTATATATAAAATTAACTGATGGAGCTACCTTTACGTTAACAGGTTCTATAGATCCAGCTGCAAGTACAACTGTACCTGGTTCTGGAACATCATTTTTATCAGAAATTTCTGTAGGTGACGATATAGTAGTTAGTGGTGAAACAAGAACAGTTTCTGCTGTTGCCTCAGACACGTCATTAACTATTACTAGTGCTTTTACTGATAATGCTAATGATACTACTCCAGATTGTAACCCAACCGCTTTAGTAGACGTACAAATAAATTAATTCAAATGATAAGTAAACATATTTCAGAAAAAGAAGGCGTGTACAGCGCAACTGCTACGCGCAGAGGAATTGACAACGTTCCAAATAGTGATGAGTTAAATAACATGAGGTTAATAGCCGAAGAAATATTTGAACCGCTTAGAACTTATGTTGGTGGACCTATTAAAATTAATAGTTTTTTTAGATCCGCAGAACTGAACAAAGCTATTGGTGGTTCTAGTAAATCTCAACATTGTAAAGGCCAAGCTATGGATATAGACGATACTTTTGGTAGAATGACTAATGCTGAAATGTATCATTGGATTAAAGAGTATTTAAATTTTGATCAAATGATATGGGAGTTTGGTGATGATGAAAATCCAGACTGGGTTCATGTTAGTTATGTATCTGAAAGTGAAAATAGAAACAGGTGTTTACGAGCTATTAGAAAAAACGGTAAGACACATTACGAAGTAATATAATGAAGTGGATTGGTCAAAATATATACGACCTTATTTCTAGGTTTCGTAGTG